CCTCGAGCAGGCCTTCAAGGATTTCGTTGACCAAGTGTTGAGGGCAGGCCCTAATACGGGGAAGTTTTCTCAAATTTATAAAAAAATGGCAAATATGCTCATGGATAGGGCGAAAAGGAATCCCGATTGGGGCGATATCATAGATTTTTATAAGGATAAAAGTATCAGGAAGGTTTTTGAGAAGGAATATAAAGATCAAATTGCAAAATTAAAGAGTAGGTTGGAAAATTATTATGCTTATTATTGGCACAATCATAAATCATTGTGTTTAGGATATACCTCGGCGTGGAAATCGCCCGAGGGATTATTAAGGTTTTGGGATAGTGACGCTCAATCCCGCTTCCATCCTCCCAACTCAAAGGGGAATCCTTATGCGATTATATATCATGAGTTAGGGCATTTTATTCATTTTACGTATTGGGATATTAAAGTAAAAGAGGGCGATCAAAATTGGATGAAACCAATCGAGGATTTATATAATAGACTCATAAGGGAGGGGACAATGCCCGATTTATTTTCGAGGTATGCGATGGAGAATAAAGAGGAGATGGTGGCTGAGGGGTTTTCAGCTTATTTCGTCTATAAGCTTGACGGAGCTGAAAAACCNNCNCAGGAGGTTATNAATTTNTGNGAGGGGATCTTGAATAAAGATTTAGAGTATTACGGGGGTGGTAAACAATGAGAAGCATGGATTTATGCGATCTATGTAAACATTATCGAGGGGGAAGGAAATGCGAAGCCTTCCCTAGTGGTATACCCACGGAGATTTGGTGGTGGGGCTACGATCATAGGTTAGCCTTTCCCGGAGATAACGGGATAAAATTCGAGTTCGATGTGGATTGTTATAAGTGCACTTATTATCTCAAAGAGGGGAAATGCACAGTATATCCGAGCGGAATTCCACTCGAAATATGGTCGGGAAAGATAAAACATGATCGACCTTATCGGGGTGATAAGGGGCACACGTTTAAAATAAATAAGGAGATCTGGAATAGGATCTTAAAAGAGCGAAGGAAAAAGTGGAGAAGGTGGCAGAGCATGAGCGATGCAGAAAAAGAGGAGGCACGGCAAAGAGACAAAGAGCAAGACGGGCAGATAATGTATTGATTTGTATACCTAACTAATGAGGATAATTCAATTTGAAGTATGTAAAAATAGAGGGTGATGGGGATAATAGATGATCTTTTAAGTGGAAAATGGGAAGATACCAAAAAGAAACTTAGTCAGGGCTTCAGGATTAAGACTATATCTTATATTCAGAAAAAGCTAAACGAGGGGTTTAAAATAGCTATACAGACTATAAGAAACGAGGGAAGAGAAATAAGGGGGAAGGGATACAAAAAGAGGTGAATCCCCCCTCGCTTCTTCGGGGTGAGGGTCTCAGGGGCGGAGCATATTCCGCCTCTGGTCAATATTGAAAGTGAGGTGAAAAGGATTGGCACTTAAGATTAATAAAAGCGATGTGAGCAACAGGAGCTGGGGAGATGTTGACAAATCTAAAATATGGGCGAGGCTGAAGGAAGCACTGCAAAATAACGAAGCTGGAGCTAAAGCAGCAGTGAAGGAAATGTATGCAGTAGTAAAGGCAGAAATAAATAAGGATTTGACGCAGGCAGATTGCTGGGGACCGCATCATGAGATAAAGGGGGACGAGATAGTTTTAAACAGGAATGGAGTTATAGCTGCAGTTCAAGCCTTGTCAGGGGCGAGAGCAGAACCTAATCTAAACGATGCACAATTCGAGGAAGCAAGGAGGCACTTATTAAGGCATTATAAAGAGTTGGAGTTAGAGCCCCCGGAGGTTTTGACTGGGGAGATGTTCCTCGATGCTGAGATAGTCGGGGAAATGAGCGTAGAAGATATTCCAGTCGCCTCGTGGGTCAAGTTAGACGAACTTAAAAAAGATGATCCTAATCCTTTAGAGGTCGTGGTTGCAATTCCGGCGGGGGTTAGCAAAAGGGGATACAGATATACAGAAAAAGCTCTGCAGAAAATAGTAGACACAGTAAATAAACAAGGATTACCCGGAGGTCTCGGACATCAAAAACCCGAGAATATAAATCACGAGTTTTTACACCCCGCCACGCACTGGGTCGGGGCGAAGATGGAAAACGGCGTTGCATATTTTAGAGGAGTGGTTGACAAATCGGCGGAGGATCTGAAGAGGTGGATAAGGGCGAACACGATAAGGACGGTAAGCATTTATGGGCTTGCAAATAGAAAAGTTGTAAACGGCGAGGTCGTGGTAGACGATTTTCAACCTTTATCAATTGATTGGACGCCGTTAGGCAGGAATGGCATGGATACTAAGGTGGTTGCGATAGGAGAGATAGATACTATAGGAGAGGAGGAAAAAGAGTTGGATAAAAACGAATTAATTCAAAAGGTGAAAGATGCAGGTATTACGATCGGCGAGATGATGGATGCGATGGGAGGTGAGGAATATAAAAATAAGCTAAAAATAATCGGAGAGATAGAAGCTCTCTGGGGAGATAGTGGTGAGAGTCTTCTTAACAAATTAAAGCAAGCAAAAGAAATATTAGACAAAGTAGAGCAAGAAGAGAGAAATAAGGTGGTAGATGAGGTTCTAAGTGAGATAGTAGTTTATGAAGCTTTAAGACCGCTTGTTAAAAAAATGCTAAACACTACATCAAAAGACAAAGAGGAAATTAAAAAGGTGGTAGGAGAGATCATGGAGAGCAACGAAATGAAAATGGTTATCGACAACTTTTTAAAAGATAAAGGGGTAAGGTCAATCAAGACTGAAGCTCCAAGTGTAAATATCATTAAACAAAGAATATAAAAGGGGGTAAAAGAGAATGGCTTTGAAAATAGCAAAAGGAGATAGTATAAAAGTCACAGTTCCCGCTGGAAAAACTGTAGAGGCGGGGAAGTTTGTTTTAATCAATGGTTTCTTAGGTCTCGCATTACAGTCTGGAGATGAGGGGAAAGAGATTGTATTAGACGTGACAAAAGGTATATATCAAACATCACAGATAAAGGCAACAGATACTTTTAGCGTGGGGACAAAAATATATTGGGACAACACAAATGAGGTATTTACTACAACCGCTACTGGCAATAAGTTTGCGGGAATAGTTACAGCTGGAAAAGATAGCAACGGTGTAATCGAGTTCTATTTTGTTCCCGAGCTAGCATTATTGTAGGAGGTGAAAAGTAAGTGAAAATAATAACAGTTGAAACTTTAAAAGAAGAGAGACGAAAACAAGAGATAATTGATAAGTTGCAGTATAGGATAGGAAACAAGGTGGGATATGTAGAAAAAAAACTTATACACGGAGAGATGGAGCTAATCAATATTGATAAACCCCTCGGAGAGATGTTTACAACTCCCGAAGGCATTGAAAATCTACTTAAAAAGGTGACCCTTGATGTTGATTTCGGAAGAGAGCAAGTTCCACTTCTTTATACCAATATCTATCAAACTATTACAAATCCTAACTTTCCAAGATTGGTTCCTATCTCAGAGTTCGCTCAAGCTCAGGTCGTGTTCTTGGAGCATTTGGAAGGTGAAGAAGTAAGGTTCGGAGCAAGAACTATCTATAAAGGTGATGGAGTTCCAATCGTAACTTATACAGCAGGCTTTGATGGTTGGACTCTCGAGGTTGAAAAATTCGATGAGACCTGGAGAATAACAGAACTAAACAGAGCTTTAGGAGAAGCTTACAATGCATTACTAAACCACATTCATTTATATCCCATCATCTCGTATAGTTATCCCGCTAAAAATAAAACAGCAGCATCTACAGAGGGGGATAACTATCTCGAGAAAGTCAGGAATACAATAAGAAATGCAATAAAGCACGCACAACAAGATTTAAACAAAATAACTAATGCTAGGAGAAATCCAAGCGTTCTATTATGTTCTACGGCTAACCTAATAGACATTCAAGAAGCGTTAGGAAGACTAACAATTAAAGGTACAGAGTATCAACCTTTATCACAAATTCAGACCATAATCGCATACGATGGCTGGTCTGTAACAGTGGGCGAAAAGACTTATACTTATCCCGGAGTTCCCGCTGGAAAATGTTATCTGATAGACCCCAAGAGGTACTTCAGGGAACTAGTAAAGCAAGATTTGACAATTGAAAGTGGAGAACCCGACACTACAAGATTAGTCAGGGCACCCATAATTGCATATGCTATGAGGGGCGTTTGGGCATCACCCGAAAATGCTGTTGAAGAGGTCACTCTACCTTAAGGGATATGAATTACACAGCAGATGATATAAAACTTTTGAGAATACTAATTGAGGAGGTAATCCCTCCCGGGGGAAGCGACGCTGACACTCGCTTCACGGACGGGTTCTTGGGACAGGTGCTCGCAACAGCAAGCGATATATACGACGGTGCGAGCACCTGTTGGATCATCAAGGCTGGAAAAGGGATGACAGAAAAAGATGGAATAAAATCGTTGAAGATAGGGAGCGAGGATATAGAGTATGTATCCCCGGAGGAGTGGCAAAATTATTGCATAAAAATGTCTGAGATATATAAGCAAAAAAGTCTAAATAAAGGGTCTAAGGCATTTGCTTTAGACCCTCCACCTTTTTATCCGGAGGACGACAGCGATGAGCTACGTTGACGAGCTTAGGAAGATGCATAAAAAACTTATAGATATAAATTCGAGTATTGCAACAGTGAATAGAAAAAAGCTTGAGGAGGTAGATGGTGCAATAGAGGAGAAATGGCTTGCGGTAGGAGATATAGTTTGCAGAATATTCGTAAAAGGGGAAGTAAATATTCCGGCAGTGGTTGCAGGAGATATAGGCACAAAGCAAGAGAATGAAAAATATGGAGCAATATTTGAGTGGAATGCAGATATAAGAGGGAATGAAAAAGAGAGAGACTATATTATAGTTGACGGTGCTACATACGAAGTGAGGGCAATAACGGATTTGAAATATCGTGGATATGTATTCGGAAAAATCGCAGACTTGAGGAGAATTGAATGAGTGAGATAGATATAGAAGAGAAATTGAGAAGAATACTCGCAGCAATAATTCAAGTATGTCAAGTTTATGCTGGAGAAGCGGAAGGATATATGAAGAATAATGCTCCCTGGAAGGATAGAACAGGAGTAGCAAGGGCGAGTTTGCATTCAAAAGTACTAATTGATAAAGACAGCATAACAATAAGGTTATCTCACGGCGTGGAGTACGGAGTTTATCTTGAATATGCACACGGCGGGAAGTATGCAATACTAAATCCGACTGCGAGATTGTACAAAGAAAAACTAATAAGGAGCTTGAATAGTCTATTTAAACGATGAGAAGTGCAATTAGGGGAAAATTAATACAAGATATTACAGAGATAGAGGGGAGAGTATACGAGATACAGGTCCCGACTAAGGACACGGCCAAGCCCTTTCTCATCGTTAAACAGGGAGTCGATGCTCTAACGGAAGCGTGGGCGGGGTATAAAAGGGCGGTGGATATAATCGTAGTTAGTAAGAGAACATCGTTTAAAGAAGTAGATAAGCTTGCTAAAAAAGTTATTCAATCGCTTGATAGACAAATCGTAGTAGACACAGACACAAATGAAGCTTTTACATGTTTATACGACAATTCGAGCATTGATTATATCGATGACGACTGGAATGCGATAACAAGAACGGTCTCATTCTCAGTCTTAGCATTGAGACCCTATATCTTGGAAGAATATATTGAATCTTCGGAGGTAGTAGAAGCAATTTACAAATGGACGGAAGAGAACTTTAAAGATTTAAAAGTCTATAAAAATATTATCCCAATGGACTACATAACTCCGAGTATAATCTGGCGCTTGGAAAAAGTGGAGACAACACAACTAACAAATATACACACAAAGAATAACTACACGGTAAGGGGGCACGTGCTCGGAAGGATATTAGGCGATGAGGAAAAAATCGGGAGGAATATAGTCAAGCTTTTAAAACAGACTAAGAAGGTTCATTATTTAGATAAGTTTTTTACGATTGACAGTGTAGATTTTTCAAATGCGAGAGATAAGTTTAGAGACGGACAAATAAACTTGGTTGTCTATTCGTTAGATTACTTAACAAAGACGGCTGACAAAATTCAAAAAGTAAGCGTAAGGGGGTATACGAACAATGAGTAAGGAAGCTAAAGAAATAGAGAAGAAATATGAAGAATACGATAAGGAAGTTTTGATTGAGAATTCGAAGAAGATTTTTGGAGTAAATTCTGAAGTTTTAGCAGGAGCATTAGCAAACATAGACAAAAGTAGATTAACATTAAGCGAGACAAAAGCACTATTAGAAAAGTTTTTGAAAAAGGAGGTTAGATAGAAATGGCAGGTGGAACTTGGTCTCCAACGGATAAACCAATATTACCGGGATTATATCTAAACTTTAAGGCACAGGCGCTAAGCACTATTCAACCTGGTTCTCGTGGCACTGTAGGAATAGTCGTGAGGGCGCACTGGGGTAAAGAAAAAGATATAGTTGAGATAACAAGTGAAA